GCAAACGTACATTTATAGATTACTATAACGATCCCCTTGTAGAATATACTGAAGGCGGATATGATCGTATACTACTAAAAGAAACCCCTGTTGCAAATGTAACTAGTGTTCAGAAAAGCGTAAATTATGGTCAAAGCTATACCAGTCTGATAAAGTTTACTGATTGGGTACAAGATGGTGACGATATTATATGCTTGCATAGTAGTGGACGATTTGAAAAGCTAATTCGTGGATATAAAATTAGTTATTTTGGTGGATACGAAAACGTACCTGAAGATCTAAAAATGGGCTGCATGGATTTGTTAACATACTACAAAGATAATGAAGCAGCAATTAAATCTACTAAAGCAGCTGGTACAAACACTACTCAAATCGAATATGTAATTAGTAGCAGTTTACCAGCTCATATACGACGTATATTTGATCTTTATATGGCGGATTATGCGTAATGGCTACTAATACTCCAGAAGATAGATTAATAGATAAAACTTTATCTGAACTGTCAACAGAATACGTTAGAACTAAAGTATTAGATGTTAAATTAACTTTTGTACCAGTTAATTTAAAAGCTTTAGAAATAGCTTTAGGAGGTAAACTAGTATTTACAATTTCTACAGATGAAGCCAGAGAATTAGCAAAAGCAAGTCTAAAAGCCCAAGGCATTGCTTTAACAGAAAAAGAATTACAAGATATTAAAAGAGAAGCTAAAAATAATAAACCCAAAGAAGAAAGATTAAAACAAGATATATATGAAAAACGAGTCAGAGAAATAAGTAATTATGTGTTTGATTTCTCTGATTTTAGACATAGAATAATTACATGGATGGAAACAAACCATCGATCTAAAATATATATTAAAAATTCTCAGTTTTATTCTTCTCAAGGTATAGTATTAAATGCAGAAGATATAAAAAATCTTAGTCCTTGTGTTGTATATGAAAATAATACCGTTATTGGTGGCTTATATAGTAGTTTTGGCTCAGCAAAAAAATCTTTATTTACTTCGTTTATAAATAAAGAATTAGCAAAATTTGTAGACGATAAAATAGTTGAAGGTACTGAATACGATAAAGGATTTGATATTGGACATATATTAGGGGAGTCCGAGTTAACAGAAACACCGCTAGGAAAAAGACTACAAATACTAATTGACAAATTAAAGAATATAAGTACTGATGATACTGCTGTACCTGAAGCTTTATTGCAAGTAAAAGATACTTTTAATAAACTAAAAGAACAATCTACTTATGGATCTGAAATTATTAAAACACTTTCTCAAGATACCCAAGGTGCTTTAAAAAGTGTATCAGCAGTAGTAGTTATAGTTCAAGAAAGAGTTGAAAATCAATATAGGTGGGGTAGTTTAATTGAGGCAAAAGCTGGAACAATACTTAAAGGAATAATATTACCTTTAATAAATAAAGGATTTTCTAAGTCTCTAAAAGAAAATATAGTTTCAGATATTAAACAAACACTTCAATTAGGAAAAATAACAACTACTGGAAGAAAAAAATCAGTAAAAACTGTTATACCTAGAAAAAAGGTTGTTTCAAAACCTAAAGTTACTACTAGTATTCAAAAATCTGTTACTAATATATCTGTTGTTAAAAAATCTTTATCTAAAATTAGAGCAGTTGAGCTTACAGATGATGCCGATTTATTAGGTTTGCAAAATATATTAAATGTTTTATTACCAAAACAAGTTCGTCAAAATATGGGGGACGGAAGTCGAACTGATATACTAAACTATAGAACTGGCAGATTTGCAGAAAGTGTTAAAGTAAAAGATATATCTCGCAGCCGTGCAGGAATGGTTTCAGTATATTATGATTATATGAAAAATCCTTATGCAACTTTTAGCGAAGGCGGAAAACAACAGTCTCCTAGATCACGAGACCCTAAATTGCTGATAAGCAAGTCAATTCGTGAAATACTACAACAACAAATGATAACCAGAATGAGGGCTGTACTAGTATGACCAAGCGCACGCAGATTACAAAAGCCCTAGTACAAAAGCTAAAGCTAATAGACGGTACTGCACCCTATATAACCAATTTATATGGAAATGCATATGCTAAGTTAAAATTCTGGGATGAAGTCCAAGATTTTCCTTCGGTGTATTTAACCCCAGGTATGGAAATGCGTGAGTATCATCCCGGAGACTTTGCATGGGGGTTTTTAAACATAGCTATTAAAGCCTATGTTCGTAACGAAGACGACACACAAGAAGAGCTCGAGCAATTACTAGAAGATATAGAACGCTGTGTAGATTCTAATAGAGTTTTAGTCTACGATAGCGAACAAGGCTTAGAAACAACTGAAATTCTCGTACAATCAATCACAACAGATGAGGGACTCCTAGTACCTTATGGAGTTGGAGAGATTAACTTACAGGTTAGATATCCAATCATGTAAGAACCCGTGTTAGTATAGCCAATAGCAGATAAAAGTCTTGTAGAGGCAAATACTGCACCCAATAACAAGGAAAAAAGATGAGTTATAATTTAATTCGTAACGCTAGAGTATTCTTTACTACTAACGTAGACGCAAATAGTGGTGTAGTAGCATCAACTGGTTTTGTACCAGGTAATACTCGCGAAATTCAAGTCCTAGACGGCATGAGTTTTTCACAAAATACTACAACCGAAACTGTTACACTAAATGAAGCAGGAGCTACTCCTACTCGTGGTCAGCGTCAATTTAATACAGCACTTGATCCAGTTGATTTTAGTTTTACAACCTACATGCGTCCATTTAATGATGTAACTGCAGGACAAATTACTGGTATTTCAGCAACTGTTGATGGAGCTCCTCTTGGTAATGGTGCTGGTGGTACTACTACTATTGCTACCCAGTATGGACCAAATACACAAATTACAGTAACAGCCCCAACAAGCGGACGTCAAGCAGCATTACAACCACAATTTAATACTAGTGGTCAATTAATTGGAATTGGTATTGCTAATGGTGGCACTGGTTATAGTACAGGTGTATTAAATGCAACTGTAATAGACCCAGATAATCCCAGTGAAACACAAACTATTGCAATTTCAGTTACTAGTGTAACAACCGGTAGTACAGGTATTAGAACCGCAGAAGAAAGTGTGCTTTGGAATGCTTTATTTACAAAAGGTGCTATAGGTAGTGGTACAGCAGCTTGGGAAAATACAGCAAGTTATGGCAGATGCCAACCTTTATATTCCGATACACACCAATTACAAAAATTTGGTTTAATTATAATGTTAGATAGCACAACATTTATTATCGATGATTGTGTTCTTGGAACAGCTACTATTGATTTTGGACTAGATGCAATTGCAAGCATTCAGTGGGCAGGACAAGGAAAATCTATTAGACAAGTTAATACGCCTGGAATAAGTTCTGATGGAACCGGAACTAGTTTTACTGGTAATGCTGAAGGCAATAGCTTAACTGGCGACTTTACTGCAAAAATTGTTAATGCACCTTACTTAGCTAATAAGTTAAGTGTAATTGATTTAAGCTCAGGAATTTCAAGCGGTACCTCGTATACTCTAGCTTTAACTGGAGGTTCATTAACCATTGCAAATAATGTTACCTACTTAACACCTGCTAACTTAGGTATTGTAAATCAACCCGCTACTTATTTTACAGGTAGTCGTGCGATTAGTGGTTCCTTAAACTGCTATTTACGTACTGGTAGTACAAATAGTGCAGGATTAATGAGCGCACTATTAACTGCTAGTAGCAACGATGTTGATCCACTATATAGAGCAGTATTAAAAATTGGTGGTAATCAAGATAATAAAGTAGAGATAACTATGCCTTCTATTGTGCTAAGTATTCCTAGCGTAAATACTGAGCAAGTTGTATCAACTACTGTTACATTTACCGCACAAGCTAATAATGGCACTAATTTTGATATTTCAGCTAAAAATGAAATAGATATTAAATACTACGCTGCTTAATAAGTAACAAAATATACAGGGAGAAATTTCTCCCTGTACTTTATAAACCAAAGGTAATCAATGACTCTTTCCCTTAAATCCCTATTAGTACCTTCCAAAGAAGTTGAAGTAGAATATCCCGGAATGCCTGATTTTAAAATCAAAGTTGCATTTTTATCTCGTGAAACCCTACTCAATATTCGCAAGAAGTCTACAAAAACCACTTTTAAAAATCGTCAACCTCAAGAAGAATTTAATGAAGATCTTTTCCTACAGTTATATGTAGAAAATGCAATTAAAGGATGGTCTGGGTTCAAGTTACGATATTTAGAACAATTAGCTCCTGTTGATTTAACAGAGCAAGATTTAAACAATGAATTAGAGTATACTCAAGAAAATGCACTGTTTTTAATGAAAAACTCAAGTAATTTTGATGCATTTATTACGGAACAGGTAAGCGACTTGGGAAACTTTTCGAAGAGCAAATAGCTCAAATTGACAGTGACATAACAAATTATATTCAAAATAGTGCAGTAGGTATGACCAAAGCTGACTATTTTAATATGTGCGAACAATTAGGCGAAGAACCTGTAGAAGCTAATATTCCAGTTGAATTTGATGATTTCATTTGGGACGTACAACAAGCTTTTCAAATTTATAATTTATTAAAAGATGACTGGGACGGATTTAATGGTGTATACTTAGGAAAAAATTTAGTAGGTATTACAGAAATTTTTGATATTTCTGAAATAGATACTGAAGATAGATATACCATGATTTTATTAATTAAATTAATAGATAAAATTCGTACACAAGAAGTAAATCGCAAAGAACAAAAACCCGCTGCATAAACCTCAGCGGGTTTTTTTACATCTTAAAAATTTTGGGTTGACACTACAATGGTTTTATGTTACAATGGGTGTACTAAATACTAAAGGCTTGGAGCTACCATGGCTGGTAATACAATAAATTTTGAATTAAAATTAAACTCTAATATAAGACAACAAACTCAAGAAGCGCGAGAGTTTAATAAAACTATTTCAGCCGCTGCCTTGGCTGCACAAAATATTGAATATGGTAGAGCTCGCGGATCTATGGGCAGCACAGGAGCTAGTGCCAGAGATTTTGCTAATCAAGCACAAGGTCTTGGAGGATTAGTTAGATTATATGCTACTTATGCTGCTAATATTTATGCAGTAAGTGCAGCTTTTAATGCTTTAAGCACTGCTATGAATACTGCTAATATGGTAAGAGGAGCAGAACAGTTATCTTCAGCAACCGGTGTGAGTTTAGCATTAATATCAAAACAATTTGTTAATGCTACTGAAGGTGCTATAAGTTTTAGAGACGCTATGCAAGCCGTTACTAAAGCTAGTGCTGCAGGGTTAGCTTCTGACCAAATTTTAAATATTAGTCGATTTGCTCAAAAAGCATCACAAGCTTTAGGTTTAGATTTAAATGATGCAGTAAATCGTTTAACACGCGGTATTACAAAACTAGAACCTGAATTATTAGATGAACTTGGTATATTTACTAAAATTGAACCGGCTGTTGAAGCCTATGCTAGAGGGTTAGGTCGTGCTACAAGTAGTCTATCAGACTTTGAACGCAGACAAGCATTTGCCGTTGCTGTATTAAAAGAGCTAGATGAAAAGTTTGGAAAAATCCAACTTCAATCAAATCCATATGATAAATTAATAGCTAACTTAAAAGATCTTTCTACTAGTGCATTACAGCTTATAAATACAGTAGTGGCTCCGCTTATTAATTTTTTAAATAGCAGCCCAGTAGCCCTAGCTTTAGCAATAGGACTATTAGGTAAAAAGATTTTAGGAAGCTTTATACCTGCTTTAAAAGATTATAATAATGCACTAGAAAGTTCTATAACTAAAGCTAAAGATAAGTACGAAGGTTTAAATAAAGCCGCTTCTATTGCAGCAAAAACTCGCACAGCTGAGTTAGCAAAAGAAAAACAGCGAGTACTTGGGCTTAGAGAAGATGCAAACTATGCCGCATTAGAAGCTGCAGAAAAACAATTTTCTACAGCTGCAATTTCTAACCTAAAACAACGATCTAATGTAGAACGCATATTAAAGAAAGATATTGCTGATGTAACACAAGCAGAAGTACGCTATTTAGGTATGTTACAAAAACGAGGTATTGTAGAAAAAAGTGTTGCAGACGGAATCAAAACTGCAGTAGAATATAACAAGACATATAATAATCTTCAAAAACAAATTAATGGAGAAACTGTTAATAGAGTTAAATTTTTAAGTGCAGAATGGTTCGCTACTACTAAACTTGAAAATGCTAGAAGAAGTTTAACAAGTAGAAGTATTGTTCAAGAAGCCGGAACAACAGCCGCAGAAACAGGAATACGTGCAGCAATAAGCGGTACTATTAGTAATATAAGAGAAGGAAATTTAGGTGCAGTACGCGGCACACTTACTGGTATTGCAGCAGCAGGAGGAATTGCTGCACAGGGCGTATCTAGACTTGTAACAGCACTTAGTAATGTGGGTCCTTATATTGCCGCAGCAGGCGCTGCTTTTCAGTTCTTAAGTATAGGAATGAGCGGCAATCAAAAAGAAACAGTAGCATTAACAAATAGCTTAGATGATTTAGCAAAAAATACTTTTACAGCTATGGATGTTGCTAAAAAATTTGAAGAAACGTTAACTGTAGACAGTTTAGTTGCAAAAGCAAATGCTATAACTGGTCTGTCAGAAAGTGTTGGAAAAGTAAGTTCAAATTTACGTAATGTTCAAGACACTGCTACTATATTTGATAAAGTTCTTGATGACCTTTCAGAACTTATTGGTGAAGGTCTAAGAACAAAAGTTGCAAAAGAAGTAGCACCAGCTGTAGTACAAGGACTTAAATTAGCAACAGATCCTAAAATTAGACAAGAATTGCAAGATAGCATAGCTGGTATATTAGAAATAAAACCAGAAACCGCAGTAAATGTTAGAGATGTTATGGATGCTATGTTTAGGCCAGGCGGAAAAATAACTGCGCCAACACGAGATGCAGAAAATTTTATAAGTGTAGTTCAGCAGCTTAATATAGCTTTAAATAGAGCAAAAATTAATGCAAATCAAGCTGCCGCTCCTCTTAGAAGTATAATGGATGGTTTTAAAGACTTACAAAAAAATTACCAGGATCTTGCAAATACTTTTGTAGCTAACGATCCTTTAACTAGATTTGCAGTTACACTTAATAAACAAGCAAATTTAATAAATGAAGGTTTTAAAAGTACAGAAACTCAATTAGCGATATTAAAAACTATTGCAAAAGATCCTAGTCTTTTAGCAGGATTTCCAGCAGAAACTGTAGAAACGTTTAGAACAGCTATTAAACAACTACAAGATGCAGAAGCTGACCTAGTAAAAGGCAGAGAAGCTATACGAATAGGCGGTGCCTATGCTCAAAGCCCTACTACACTGGGGGCCGAGGGTATTAGACAAATGACTGCTGGTTATAGGCTAATAGATGAAGCACAAGCAAGAATTAAGGCATTACAAGACAACTTACAAAAAGCAATCGTAAGTGCTGCAAATAATGCTGTTACTCTTATTACTCAAAGACTCGGTTTTGTCGCCAAAGAACTAGCAATAGAACAACAAAAAGCTTTAGTAGGATTTTTACCGAAATCTAAAGAAACAGTACAATTAACAACACAACTAGAGTTAGAAGGTATAAAACTTAGAAAAGAAGAAATAGAACAGACTAGAAAATTACTAATTACTAATGATAAATTACGTATTAGTCTTGAAGAGCTTACATTAACACAAGAAAGAGATAATCCACAACTACAACTACTTGCAGCATCAGGAGATGTAGACGCAAACACTAGACTTTCCAGAATAAAAAGTAGTTTATCAAATTTAGCTCAAGAAAAATTAGCTTATACAAACCCTGCACAACTAGAAAGTTCTGGACAAGTAATAAGTCCAGGCGCATTAGCTATTATTGGTAATACTGCTAAATATCAAGAAGAGTTAATAAGAATTGCTGGTCAGCAACAAATGACAGAAATGAAAGGTGTTATAGATGCCTCTAATGCTGAATTTGATGATAGGATAAGACAGAGACGTAGTCAATTAGAAGAAACTATAAGTAAAAATAGAGAACTTATATCTGAACAGCTAATGCTTGATCGTAGCCCTGTTGAAGTTGCTAGGGCTCGACAGCGTTTTGATATAGAAGAACAACGTATGGAAGCTGGTATTAAACGTTTAGAGTTTCAAAAACAAATAGCTGCTGCAGGTATAGTGGAAGGTACAGCACAACGATTACAAACGGAACCTGGTGCAAATTTATTGATTCTTCAATCAATAGAGAAAGCTGCTGCAGATGCGGCAGCAAAATTAAAAGAGCAAGAAACTTCTGTCTTAAATATTTTTTATAGAACAAATAAAGTTGCTTTAGAAGAGCAAAATAGAGCTATACAAGCAGATGATCTTTTATATAAAACTAAAGTACAGTCCGAGGAAGAGACTAGAAGATTCGAAAAAGTACAACAATCTTATGCTCTTGATTTACTTAGAGTAGAACAAGCTCGTCAAGATTTAAATACTCGTAAAGAAACGGTAGGAATGACAGAAGAGCAGTTTTTACAAGAAACACGAGTATTAGATAGACGAGAACTACAGCTACAAACTGCTAAACGTATTGATGAGATTGATAGTCAGGCACTTCAAAAAAGACTTGATTTTGAAAGACAAATAATTTCTTTAAAAGGTACAGATACACAAGAAAGAAATAGATTATTACAACTTAAAGCAGCTTCAGAAGAATATTTTCAAACTCAAAAAGCTGGCGAAATTGCTATATATAATCAACGTGTACGAAATATGGAGCAAATGCAAGAACTAAGTGCACGTCAAAAAGCTTATGATGAGATATATAAAAATAGCTTTAGCAGTTTAGGCGATGCTATGGTTACATGGATGCAAACTGGTAAATGGGCAGGTAAAGAACTATTTAACAGTTTAATTGCTGATTTAGCTAGATACGAACTTAGACTTCAGATGTTACAAGTATATGGTGCATTTAGAAATGTATTATTAGGAGTACCTGGTGGTGGCCCAGCGGGTACACCAGCTACTACCCCAGGCGGAACTCCACTAATAGGAGACTTTTCAGCAGGACCTTTAACTACTGGAGCAAAAGGTTTATACTTTAATAATGCTATGCAACGATTTGGTAAAGGTGGAGCGTTTACCAACTCAATAGTAAATCAACCTACGCTATTTAAATTTGCTAAAGGCACAGGTTTAATGGGTGAAGCGGGCCCAGAAGCAATTATGCCCCTAAAGCGCGACAATCAAGGTAATCTTGGTGTTCGTGGCGGAGGTCAAAAAACTGAAGTAGTTATTAATAATTACAGTAATCAAGAAGCAACAGCCGAAGAAATTACTGATAGTCGCGGCAATCGCAGAGTAGAGGTTGTAATAGGAGAAGTAGCAGCTGGCGATATGAGTCGTAGTGGAAGTGCTTCTCAGAAAGTAATGCGTAATACTTTTGGATTGCGTCCACGATTATTAAGGAGATAAATTATGCCCGTTGCAGCATGGCATCCAAGCTTGCCACAATCACCACAAAAAAACTTTACAGAAATAGGCGGCGCACTTATAGTGCGTACGCCTATGGATAGCGGGCCAGCAAAACTTCGTAGAAGAGGAAAAATGCCTGGTCGTTTAAATTTAACATTTATAATGACCACTTCTCAAGTACAAACATTAGAATCTTGGGCTCGTGATACTATTGGAGCCGTATCTAGGTTTACATTTCCTCACCCTCGTACTGGAGCACAGGTAGAAGTTCGTTTTATACCACAAAGCGAGGGAGATTTGTATACAATAACTTATTTAGCTCCAGGATACTGGACAGTAACAACTACGTTTGAAATATTACCATGAGTAGAACACTAAGCCCAGCAGCATTGCAAGCAATGTTTGCTCAAGAAACAGATAAAGATTTAATACTACTTTTAACAATATATAGTCCAGACAATCCAGAACAAGTAATACTTAGATTATGTGATTCAGCTCCAAATACCGGCAGTACATCGGACGGAGGATTTACAGGTAGACTACAAGACTTAACCACAGATACTCAAATAGTTTATGGTGTTGTAAGTGGTGGTCAAGAGTATATATTTTTTCCAATGAATATTGGATTGCCAGATGAAGTAGAAGGTTCTGCACCTCAGTGTACTATTACAGTATACGATGTCACTCGCGAATTAATGCCAGTAGTTAGATTATTAAACGGCCGACCAAAAGTTAAATTACAGTTAGTATTATCATCTAGTCCAAATACAGTTGAAGCAACATTTTCTAACTTATATATAACAAATTTCACATATACTGTAGATAGAATAACTGCTAACTTATCTATGGTAAACTATGAAACAGAACCTTTTCCTCAGTATTCTTTTACTCCCGTACATTTTCCAGGATTATTCTAAATGTGGTCAAATAAATATATTGGAATTCCGTTTAAAGCCAAAGGGCGTGATTACGACGGAGTAGATTGTTGGGGATTAGTTCGTCTTGTATACCAAGACGAATATAGTATTAACCTTCCAAGTTTTGAACAAGATTATATTATTCAAGATAATAATAGAATTTCAGAACTTATTGCTCAATACAAAGAAGGCTGGGAATTAGTAGAATCTCCTACAGCAGGAAACATAGTATTATTTAGAATGCTAGGTCATCCCACACACGTTGGTGTAATGATTAATGAAACTGAGTTTTTACACTCTCGTCAAGGTTATGATGTTGCAATAGGGTCTATAAATAATACTCGCTGGAATAACCGAGTATTAGGATATTATAGATATGTAGAGCAAAAAACAAATCAATATTTAAAACAATTACCTGTAGCTCTAAAAGCAGAAAATATACCTTTTATTATAGAAAATAATAATACTACATTAGAAACTGTAAGTACTAAATTATTAGAATTAACTAATTTAAAACGAGAAAATATAGCTTTATTATTAAATAATACTGTTATACCAGAATTATACTGGAATAAAATAAATGTAAAAGATGCAGATGTAGTAAGCTATAGGATCATACCTAGTGGTGGCGACAATGGTATGGCAATTTTTAAAATGATAGTAATAACAGTAATTGCTATTCACGCACCATATATGCTAGCCGAAGCCGGTATAATGGGAGCAGGCTTTGTAACTACTGCTGCTGGAGCAACTGTTCTTAATTCAACCGCAATTATGTTAGGGGCAGCAGCAACTATTGCATCAAGTTATGCTTTAAATTATATATTTCCTGTTAGAGGTCCAGACAGAATGTCTGATCCAGGAACTACAGAAGCTCAGTTTATGCTAGAAACAGTATCAAACAGAGCAACACCTTATGGAGGAATCCCTGTAGTACTAGGAAAAGTGAGAGTTACTCCTCCACTAGCTGCTCAAACTTATATTACTTATCCTGAAGAAAGAACTAGTTATTTAACTACAGCACTGGCATGGGGTTTTGGTCCTTTAAGTATAACTGATTTTAAAATTGGCGAAAACCCTATTAGCGAATATAAAATAGCTAATAATAATCAAGATCAAGCTACAGTTACAGGTTTTGGCGATGAAAGTAGTCAAATAGCAAAATTTAATACATTATATTCACGCGACGTGTATCAACCACCCTTTAGTCCTTTTACTCTAGTTTGTGATGGAAATCCAGAAGGTACACAAGGTCAATTTTTAGGCTATGATAGCGAAGGAAATCCTAATTATGGGCCAACTACGTTTCCTCCTCCAGGCGAGACGTTTAATTTACCCTCTCCATCAGGTACTGCAAGTGAAGTAAGTGTAGCCTTTCATTTTCCACAAGGCTTACGAAAAATAAAAGCTAGAGGAGATGGAGCGGGCGATTCTTACGAAGCAACTGTACAGTTAAAAATAGAATTCAGTGAAGATGGAGGAAACACTTGGGACGCAGAAACTTTTTCGGTTACTAGAACTAATAGAGATGCATTTACTATAACGAAAAATAAAACCTTTTCACCAGAAAAGGTAGTATTAGCTAGAGCAACTCGTTTAACAGGAGACAATACTGAAGACAACCCTGACTGGAGATATGCTCATGAAGTTAAAGTTATTGCTATAACATATTATAGCAATAGAAAACCTTTAATAGAACCACCTAACTCCACAATAGCAAGAAGTGCGTATGTTATTCAAGCTACAGACCAATTGACTGGTCAATTAGAAGGAATAAATGCTATTGTACAAAGCATATGTAAACCAGCAAATAATTTTATTAATGGTGCTCCAGTAGTAACTAGTAATCCTGCTTCATTATTTTTACATGTACTAACACATCCTGCAAACCCACAACGTATACCAGTCAATGAAATTGAAACACATGTAAACATGCTTCAATTAGCTCATTGGTATACATACTGTGATACACTTAGAACAATAACATTTCACGATGTAAATTCAAATACAAATCCTGTAACAAAATCATATAAGTATGAGTATAATGGAATATTAGCTAGTCAAAGAAGTATATTAGAAATATTACGAGATATTTGTGCAGCAGGACGGGCAAGTCCAGCAATAATAGATGGTAAATGGACAGTAACTATTGATGAGCCTAAAACAGAAATTGTACAACATTTTAGTCCTCATAATAGTTGGGGATTTGAATCAGTAAGAGCCATACCTAAAATACCTGATGCTTTAAAAATAACATTTTATGATGAAGAACAAAACTATCAGCAAGTAGAAACAATAGTATATAATTGGGGTAAAAATTATTCTAATAGCACATTATTTGAAAGCATTGAGGTACCTGGCGTAACTAATCGTGCCGCAGTTATAGATCACGGAAAATGGCATTTTGCACAAGCAAAATTACGTAGAGAAATATACTCTATAAACTGTGATATTGAATATTTAGCTTGTAATCGTGGAGATAGAGTAAAGCTAACTCATGATGTACCTGCTTGGGGACTAGGAAGTGGCAGAATACAAGAAATATTTACTAATAATCAAACTAGTAATGTAGTTGTTAAATTAACTGAATCAGTGCCTATAGATAGTACCGGCTCAAAAACTTATAAGGTAAGAGTACGTAGTAAAACAGGTACAGGAACATTATTTAATGTTATAAATCTTATTCCATTTTCTGGATTTACAAGATCAGGAACTAATACAATTATTATTCAGGTAGATCCCGCAATTGTTCCAGTTTTACCTTTTGATAGTACGGACACACTTAGTATAACCTGTAATAGTTTTAGTCAAATAAACTTAACTACTCAAAAAGTAACAGTTAATAGAGAAACAAACACTATATCATATACTACCAGTGCAACGGTAGGAATAAGCGGATTTAATCCCGCAGAAGGATTTATACGTTTAACCGGTGAATATGAGTATTTAGCAATAAATAGTAATCAATCTATTAATAATACAAATCTTGATATTGGAGATTTATTTTTATTTGGAGAAACAAATAAAGAAAGCCAAGATTTACTAGTCCTTAGCATAGAACCACAAGATAATAAAACAGCTAAATTAACTTTAGTAGACTATGGTGTTACTCCAGGGTACGAAGCAAACCCAACTGGTCAAGGCGAGTACAATATATTTACACAGTACAAGGTTGACACAAATAATTCAATTACTAGTGATTTTGTTTATAATGCACTGATAACACTACCTTCAAAAAATGCTGTTAAAACTTTTACTACTTATATTGTTCCATATATAACTAGTATATATAGTAATGATAATGCTGTAGAAGTTTTGTCTCCTGGAGTATATAAATATAATATAAAAATTTCATATGCTACTATTGGAAGCCAAATTCCTACTAATACAAAGTATGTTGAGTGTCAGTATTATTTAAAAAGCCCCAGTTCAGATTCATTAGATAATATAAAATCTATACTATCAGAGTATACAAGTAATACAATAACAATACCTGACGTATCTATTGGACAACAATATAAAATACGTCTTCGATATGTTACCTCAGACGGTACAACAGGACCATGGCCTATTTCAACTACTGAAGCTCCTGGAGGATGGCAAACACATACTGTTGTAGGTTTTGAAAAAAATACTGATAGAATTACTAATTTAAGTGTAACTAGAGTAGGTAGATTTTTTAGAATTAATATAGGTTCTCCTATTCCTGCTAATTTTAAAGAATATAAAATAAAAATATATAAAAATGTGCCAGGAAGTTCAGGAGTTTTGCCTATGGGATTTATTCAGAAAGGAAAAGGTTATCAGGTATACAATACCGGACTAATTACTCCTCAAGGGGTTTGGAATTTGCAAGCAGGTACAACAGAACAATCATATTTACCCGGAACAAACTTTATTGCAGCTAGTAACGGTCTAACAGGATACGATGGAAAAGTACTAGAAGATTTCTGGGATTTGCCTGATAGTCAAATAAATAAAATTATTACTACTAGTAATAATGTTATAGAAGTAGATATTATATCTAGTTTTAATCAACCAAGAATTGGATCAGCTCAGGTTGGGGGTGTCCTTTACAGAATAGCTTGCAGACCTATAAATGTAGCAGGAAATGCAAGTACAATGCCCAGTGCTTTAGCTAATATCGTATTAACTACTATTCTTCCTTAATAGGTAAATAAATGCCAGCAAGTATATATCCAGCAGTTAATGCTTTACAAATAATTATAGATCCTGAAATGCCAAGGGACGATATTAGTAAAGTAAAAATATGGGTGAGCGATCAACCCGGAGATTTCTATCCGCCTTCACAAGGGGTTTTAGTATATGATGGAGGCCCTAGTTTAAATATTTTAATACCAAATCTAGATTCTACAAAAGTTTATAAAGTAAAATATGCATTATTTTCATATTTAGATGAAACTGAATATATTATGTCCTCTCAATTACTAGAGGACAGTCCTTTAGGTGGAGCAATTACTGTACAACTTACAACTTCAGCACAAATATTTAATTATGCTGCTAATGGTACGACACCTACCCCTCTTAACACAGTTGTACAAGCAGTTACAAAAAATTTAACCGGACCCGTATTTTATCAATTTTTATTAGGAAATACAGAAGTCCAAAGAGAAATATCAAATAACTATACCTATACACCACAATTAAATTATTCAGGAATGCCTCAACAGCTAACAGTAAAAGTTAGAAATATTACTGGCCCTAGTTGGACCACAGATATATTAGATGATACTACTGTACTAGCACAAGACACTATCTTTTTTATTGGTATTAAACCAGGAGAAGATGGTACTGATGGAACTTCTTTTAGTATAAAAGGAAGTGTATGGACAGCTCAAGATTTACCAGGATATCCGGATCAGTATAATGGTGATGCTGGAGATGCTTACATTGTACAAGATACTGGTCATCTATGGATTTGGGACGGAGTAGAGTGGGGAGATGCAGGTAATATTGTAGGACCTGAAGGCCCACCAGGAATTAATACTGCTACAGTTGCTTTATATAAAAAAAATAGTAGTAATACTACACCTCCTGACGAATTTAGCGGAAACTTTACTTATACTTTTAGTAATAGAACTTTAAGTGCTGGAAATTTTAATGGCTGGACAACTTCTCCACCTAGTTTAAGTACCGGGGAATATTTATGGGCTCGATATGCTGTAGCTTCTAGTGCAACAGCTCAAGATACAATTAGTGCTGGTGCATTTTCTCCAGCTATTATTGCTGGATATGCTGGAGAAGATGGAGATGATGGTTTAAATGCTATTATAGGTACTTTAAGTAATGAATCTGCCAATGTTGCAGCAAATAGTAGTGGAGTAGTAGATAGTTTTATTCCAACCGAAGGAACTTTTAAAGTATTTAGTGGTACTACTGATATAAGCACATCATGTACATATATATTAGATGAAGGCTCAGAGATAGGTATTACTGCCGAAATAAATGAGACTAGTGGTGTATATAAAGTTAATACAATGACCGCAGATAGTGGTAGTGTTAGATTTAAGGCTGTATTACCACAACAAGCTCCGTATAATGGATTAGTCATAATTAAAAAATTTACAGTCACAAAACTTAAAGCAGCTGTAAATGGTACTAGTCCTATTGTTTATAACATAGTTAGTTCAGCTCCTGTTATTGTTAAACAAAGCCCTAATTCGACTACTAGTGGTGATTTTAGTACT